CGGCATTTATTTTTGGCATAATTTTTCTATTTGTTCAAGTTGTTCAGTTTCTAAAATAAGGCGGTCAAGATAAACTTTGGCTTTTTTCAAATCCAAAAGTCCATCTTTGTGTTTATATCGGGTGACATATTTTATAATGTTACCTTCAATAAAATTCATCCTTTGGGCGGAGATAAAATCCCAAGGTTCAATTGCTCCGGTGCGGTAGTGCAGCGGATCTAATTTAATGTTGTCGCTCATAATTTATTTTTTATAGTGTTTGCCTATCCACCCGCTTGATTCCACTGGGCAGCCTACAGCCCAATCAGGTGTTTTGGCCATAAGGCTGTCAAAATTTTTCTGCACTTTAACTAAGTCATCTTTGGTTAATCCGGCGGTGTCAAACTCTGCCACCAATTCATCATGCACAGATAGCACAACTTCAAAACCGGATTCCTCAACTCGAAGCATAGCCTCCGCCATTAAGTCGCGCGCGATGGCTTGGACAATATTTTCTACCAGCTTTCCACCATAGGTGCCAATGCGGTAGCAACCTCCGAGTTTTTCGCCTAGATAAGTTAGCTCCACTCCGTCACCCCAATCACTTTTCTTAACCTCAAATTTTGGACTATAGTAATGCAGGCTCCGCCCACTTGGTAATAAACATTTAAGAAACCCATTCTCTACGGACCAAGTGATCTTGCCACAAATTATTTTCTGACGCGAACGGACCGCTGCATAAGCCGCGCGCTCTTGTTCTTTCCAGCATAAAGGCACTTGGGGGTAGTTGTTACGGTATGCTTGGATTGCTACTCTAGCCAACTCCTCCGAGACGGTAATGCCCCAGCTTAAACAGGTTTTATAAAAGGTCGCTTCACCCATACCATAACCAGCGCCAAGAATGGCTGCCTTGCCTAGTTGTCTTTGCTCTGCAGTGACTTCTTCAACTGGCACATGATAAATTTTGGATGCCATATCTTTGTAAAGGTCTTCTCCGTTGCGGAATTGCGCCAACATTTTTTCACTACCAGCAAGCCACCCTAAAACTCTGGCTTCAATTGCGGCAAAATCGGATACCACCAGTAGCTTACCTTCTGGCGCGCAAACCATACCTCTGATTGCTGCTGACATAAAGTTCATCACATTTGAGTGCAGCATCTCAATTGCTGTGGCGCTGCCCCTCTTGATCATCTTAACTGAGGTGTCCATATCTTTGATATTACCGCGCGGTAAGTTTTGGAATTGGACCAATCGTCCTGACCATCTGCCCGTTAATGCACCGTGGTATTTAAGGACATCGCGAATGCGGCCATCGCTGGTGGAAGAGTTTAGCATGGCTTCATATTTGGCGGTGCTGGTTTTGCCAAGTGCCTGCCGGATTTCTAAAATTCTTTTAACCTTTGGGTTCTTTATGCCGTCAATCACTCCTGCCAAATATGCTTTGTCATAGGCGTTGACTGACTCCCCTTGCTCTTGGCACCAAGCCATAACTTTGGCTCTTTGGTTCACTGTCTCAAAAGCGCCCTCACTAATTTCTAAAACTTCTTTACTCAGCTTACCAATATATTCCTCAAGGATTTTCAGCGCACCTCTCACTGCTTCTCTGTCAACATAGACACCGCGAAGATTTATCTTCTGGTCAAGTTGCCATATTTCTAATTCTCTTTTTGGTAGCCCTCCTAAGCGTGTGGACAAAGCATATTCTGCTTCCACATCCGATTTGCAATAGTCATATAGTGTTTGGAATTTATCCGCACTATCTTCTGGTAGCATAAAGCCACCAGTTTTTGATTTAGGTTTGCATAATTGCAGCATCACTTTCTTGCCCTCGAGGTCTTTTACTACACCTAAACCTAGAGCAGCACCAGCTGTTTGCAAGCTGCGGGGTAGTGCATGATATGCCGCCACTGCGGCTGAACAGCGCCATCTGTGGTCCACAATTTCTGGCCAGCCGTAGCGTTTGACCATAATGTTTTTCCAAATAGCCTGCTCAAAGAAAGCATTGTGGGACTCAAAAATTTCTTTTCCTTCAATAACGGCTTCGGATAAAATAGTCCGCCCTACCTCTTTTTTACGGGTGAGGGTTTGGAGTTGCTCTTGGGTGATAAGGCTTACTCCCCCTAAGTTTTGTTTTGTAGCTAGACAAATAATGTCAGTGCTTGGGTGTAAAGAGTATTCCCAAGCACCAACCTTTTTAATGTCTGCCTCTGATCTTGTTTCAAAATCTAAGTAGATCATATTATCCTAAAATAGATTTTTTCTTAGGGGCATAGTTAGCTGCATCATCTGCACCTTCACTGATTGATTCAAACTCACTTTCAGCATCTATTCTTGATGCGCCAAATGGTTCGCCTTCCTTAACTTTTTGGAAGTTAATTAGTGAAAGAGACACACCTTTGTTGCCACCTTTTTCATAAGCAAAGCTGTTAAAGCTGGCTCTACCAAAACATCCGCCGTAAATGTCTTCTTCGGCAATGATTGGCTGAGTAGCTGCGTCAACAACACCCGGCTTACGGGTAGTTTTTAGCGTCACAAAGTAATGGTCGTGGTATTCTGGGGCATAAGGTTCACCGTTGCTTTTGTGACCATCACCATCTTTGATTGGTGAGCGCAAACCTTTAGGTGGTTTAGCACCCCATTTTTCGCCGATAGCTTTATCAACTGCATCTTTAAGAACTGAAATGTCAGTGTCTTTAGTAAATAAAATATCAACTGAGTATTCCATTTTGGGAGCAGCTGGGTTCATATCATTTAGTTTTGGTTTTAGTAGGTTAGGGAAACTAATTCTACCGATAGGCGTTTGTGCGTTTGTCATGTTATTATGTGTTTTTTAAGGTTATTATTCTGAAAATTCTATTACGGAAAAATCAGTTTGGATAGAAGGTAAAACTTCTGGCCTTCGATCTTCGATCGCTGCCATTGTAGTACCAGCATCTGGTGTCACCGTTAAGGTGGCCACCAAATTCTTGTCAATCTTCATCGCTTCAATTTGCGCTGGAGATTTTAATTTTGGCTCAGTGAAAAAAGCTGAGGTGTCCATACCTGTTGCCTTAGCTAAGATGTCATCAATTATGTACCCCTCATCTTTCCATCTACGGTTTGATCTCTTGGCAACTAGTTTGAAACCTTCAACCTTTTCGCCGCGTTCTAGTTTACCTTGAGCAAAAGTATGCACTGCTTTCAACCAAGAGATCATCGCGCCAGAGAAGTTCAAAATTTTTGAAATATCCATAGGGTTCAAATTCTCTGGCTCTGGTAAAATAATCGCACCTTCTGCTGTAAATTCTGCTTGAGCAACTGCCAAAGATTTTTCTTGAAGCAATGGACACATAAATTGTGCTGGGCAAAACCTGCACCAGTTCCCTTCTGCAAATTTTGGGTCTTTTGCACGGGTTGCCTTGGCACCAGCTTTTAATTTTTTGGCAAACTGATCAAGGTACCCAACTGTAGTGACCCAAGTTTTGATCGCTTCTCCCATAGCTCTTGGCTGCACCACTGTTAATTTGATGGTGCTGTTTGGATGTAGCTCATAGATTTTAGCCGCGCCTAATCCGTAGTAAGCAAGCTGTGTATTCTCTACTGGACTCACTGCAATGCCTGCCCCGTGTTTGTAATCGATGACTTCAAGAATACCAAGCTGCTCATTATAGATGCAAGCGTCATTGGTGCCAAACATACCTTCTTCAATAAAACTTAGGTCAAATTGAGTCTCAATGTTCAGCTCTCCTTTTTGCTTGCGGACATATTCAACATACACTTGAACTGCGTCAGCCATACCTTGAGTCACTTCATAAAATTCTGGTTTTTTGCCTTTCTTCAAATCTTTTTCGTCAACCAGTTGAAGCTCTTTGCCCAAAAAATCATCTGGGTCTTTATCTTTAGAGATAAGGCATATTTCAGCAAGCTTATGCGCAGCAGTCCCTTCCAAAGCATATTCGCTAGACGGTTGGGGTGGTAATGTCTCGGATAGCTTTACACTACCCGGACAATTTAACCAGCGGGATGCTGATGAAGCCCCTAATTTTGAATGATGGGCCATAGCTATCCTTGGTTAATTTTTTCCAAAAGTTCTGCATATCTAGCAGCTGGTACTTGTGGGAATTGAGTGTAGCCTCCGAGGTCTTTTAGTATTTCACCTAAAGCAGTTTCACCAGTGCCATCTTTGAAGCTATCAATGAAATCAATTAGCTTGGCTAATACTTCATCTTTAGTGAGTTCAACTGGAGCAACTGGAGCAACTGGAGCAACTGGAGCAACTGGAGCAACTGGAGCAACTGGAGCAACTGGAGCAACTGGAGCAACTGGAGCAACTGGAGCAGCGTTAACTACTTTAGGGGCTTTAGATTTTGGTGCAACTACTTCTACCGGAGCAACTGGTGTGTCTTTCGGAGCAACTACTTCTACCGGAGCAACTGGTGTGTCTTTCGGAGCAACTGGTGTGTCTTTGCGCAGTTCAGATTCAAAAATTTGTACCATACGAGAGGTGTTAACCACTAATTGTACCAATAGTTCGGTGTTGATGATGCTTAACTGCGCCTCAGTCTGTTTAGAAGCGTTGATTAATTCTTTTAATTTTTCGAAGTCCATATAATTTTTATTTTAGTTGATAAGGGGGATAGTAACATTTTTATGACCCAGTATGTCCAGAGTAGACTCTTTCTTCACTTTCGCAAAAGAAGTTATCCACCTTTGGACACACTGATCCATCTCTTTTGGTTGTGTTAGCAATACTTGCGCATAATCTAATGACCAATTCTCTTTGCCTTCACCACCTTTGATGGTGTCAGTAATTCTGACTTCAACAACTCCTACTCTCTTTGGGTCCAAACCGTCGCCTCTTTCGGCATAAATCTTTTTTACTTCAAAAAAGATGTGGTAGTGAGGTTTAAAAAAACTCTTGAAGAGATTTAATAGTGCTGGGATTTTGCTGATTTCTATGTCCATTTTATTTTACAATTTTGTTGATAGTTTTAAGTTTGTCAAAAGCAGATTTAAGCATTGTCTCATCCAAACTGTCTGCGACAATGTGGAACCTTGCAGTGACGTGAGATTTTTGACCTATTCTTTTGCAGCGTTTAACTGCTTGGTCAATCTCGCCGGGTACCCAGCTTGTCTCTACAAATTCAATATTTTGCGCTGCGGTTAGGGTAATGCCCACACCAGCTGCCTGTATCTGCCCTACAAAAACCCTTACGGATGGGTCGTTTTGGAAAGCATCTACTGCTTTTTGTTTATTTTCCGCAGTCATCCCACCAACCACCATCACCGGTTTATATTCTTTCAAGCCATCAAACAAACCTTGCATCACATCTCTGTGGTAAGCAAAGACTACAACTTTATTAACTGTTTCCAATAGATCGGAAATAACTTGAAGTGAGGTTGGTAGCTTCGCCATAGCCAAGTCGTGTCTTATTTTAGCCAGATCACCCACGCTGCCAACTTCTGGTCGTTTGGTTAAATCCTCAAAAGTGAAGCGATACTCTTCTTCAATAATTTTCTTGGTTTTCTTATCCTGCTCAAACGGTAGCAACTGCAGTGTCACTTCTGGTAATTGTGGCAAAACATCTTGGGCCAATCTTCTGATCATACAAGTAGCGCGTAGGCGATAATTTAATTCAGCTTCGTTGCTCGAACCATTAACATTAAAACCCCAGCGGCCATTGTGCGCGGAGCAGAATTTAAAAGCGTATCTGCGGTAGTCTTCGTAAGGTTGGATAGTTTCTGGCGAAATCATTTTAAGAATGCTGTGCAATTCTATCGGGCGATTAACCAATGGGGTGCCGGTAATCAAAATGGTTTTTTTAGTGGCTTTTTTGACAAGTAGTGCCGTGCTTTTGCTGCGTGCAGTCTTGGCGTTTTTGATATAGTGAGCTTCATCACAGATAAGTATACGGGCGCTATACTCCAAAAGTTGATCAAAGATAATTTTTGATTTGAGCATATCGTAATTGACGATCACCACATTTGATTCTGGGTTAATCTTATCTTTACCGCCAGATAACATTTGAATTTTGTAGGTATCTTCAATACCAAACTTTTCAAACTCTCTGATCCAATTTAATTTTAATGATGCTGGGCAGATAATTAAAACTTTATAGGTGGGTGAAGGTAAAGCAAGGTTTAAAAAAGCAATAACTTGAGCAGTTTTGCCGAGTCCAGGTTCATCTGCAAGAAGCACATTTTTGCGTGAAATTATTTCTTCTACCCCAGCGTTTTGGAAAGGCATTAATCTTGAGTCTTGAAACAGCTTCGGGCCTTGAGCCTTTTCTGCAGACGACTTATTATATTTGGCAGCTAGTTCTGGTAATGCTCCTTCAACTTTACTAGCAACATACCAGTTGTCAGTTGACCAGCGTTTTGTGTTTTCACACCATTTGAACCCCATCTTCTGAACTTCTTTGCGTTGTTCAAAAGTGCATTCAACATAATATTTTCCGTTTTCAAAAATGACTTTCACTGTTTTTCGTGTTGTTATGTGTTATTTGGCGCCAGGGTATTAATATAGAATATCCCCAGCTTTAATTCCCAGTTGCAAACTACCTATAAAATACCTTGCAAAGTATCTTATGCTCACTTGCAACTGTTAATATTTAATCTGTTTGATACCGCCTAGGGGGAATCGAACCACTTACAAACAAATTAAATTCTCTCTCTCATCTTCACCAGAGAATGGTATCGTGGACGAGGTTTCCCTCGTGATGCTTTCACCCTAACTCTACTCCCCAGCTTCGCCACAATGCCGCCATAAAAACTTATACATAAAAGAATATACAAGTAAAAACTATTGTCAAGCAATTATTTATATTTATTTTTAAACCCTTTTTCAACCGCTGCTAGAGTGATCGCAGACATAAGCGCAGCTGCCATAGTCTTGTAATCTGAGTATGGCATCTTATTTAATTCTGCCAAGGTTAATTTGAATCCGTTTGTGCCATAATATGCTTCTTTCAATGGACTATATCTGATTGGTAAATTAGCTTTTATCTCGGAGATCCATTGGCTCAAACTTTTTGACTTCACCGCTGGCTTATTGTCCGGTAATGGCTGTTCATTTTCTGGCAGCAGGTGGCGGTAATCCAACCCTGTCAGCATCACTAATTTTTCATATGCAACAAAGCGCTCGTTGGCACTGCCACCGCGTTTGATCATTTGCACTAAGGCGTCAACTTTTCTTTTCATAATTTTATGTTTTTGTTGGTTTGGATTTTCTACTATTTGACCTTATGAATTTAACCGACCCAACCAGATCGCTCAATAGTAGCTATTATAGACACTTCAATCCTAAGCACCTTCCAATGGTTGGAGGTTATTTTTTAAATCCCGAGTGGATTTTACCGTCAATTGAAACACTTGCACGGGACCAGTTTAGACGGCGAAGCACTGACCCAATTCTTTTTTGCTCACGAAAACCGCAGTGAGCTATATTCCCTTGAAAACACATCTCCCAGATCATCCCGATTGTCAATTTGACATATTTGTTTTCCTCGATCCAATCCTCAATCTTTGGCTCCCAATCATCCGAGTTATATCTCTCTTCTTGCTTGCTTACCGCTATCGTGTTGGCTTCCTCAGTGTCCAGATACAGACTCTCACCAGCTTTAAATCTGGCTACCGCTTCGGCGTAAAATAATGGCAAGGCTTTTTTAACTGCTGGCAAATTGATGCACTTAACTTCTATCGGCCACATTCTGCGGTTGCCGGTTTCATCTTGTAAAAATCTGTCTTTGTTGGTGGTAGCAATAATTATGCTTTGTCTCGGTAAATCTCTTGGTAATCTGTCGTAAGGTAATCTGTCCCTATCAACCCGGCGCGATAAAAAGGCTTTGACTGTGTTGATATCACTTTTGTCAAACATAGTTAGCTCGGCATTTTCTACAATCAATTTGGAGCGCATCCGCAAAATAACATCTTTGTTGTCAATGGCACCAAGATTGTCGGTGTACCATTGGGGCTTGATGGCGATTGCTTCCAACAGTGTAGATTTACCCAAACCTTGATTGCCAATCAGTATTGGTAGATAGTCAAACTTGCATCCCGGAGTGTAAATTCTGGCAACAATTGCGGTGAAAATTTTAACCCCGAGTTGCTGTGAATACGCACAATCATCGGCGCCGCAAAATACTGGGAAAAATTGCTTTAATCTTTCTACTCCATCCCATTCTGGCAGCCCATCAAAATATTCTTTCACTGGGTGATATTCGTTTCGTAGTGACACTGCGCGGCTCGCTTCTAAAATGTGGCTAGTGGTTGGGTCAAATCCAACTCCATTAAGAGCCTCTCTAATTCTGATCAAATCGTCATCATCAAGCACTTTGTCAATCTCTCCGGACAAGATTGTTGGCTTATGCCAAGGTGCTGGGTGCCTCCAAATGGTGTCCATTGAAAAAAGATTAACCGCCAACTTCTTCTTAAAGTTTGGCAAATTGTCCAGATAAACTTCGGTGTTTTTAGTGCCAAAATTGGTGCGAGATACAATCCCTTTGGCGGATTTAACCAAACTATCTGTCCAATCTATGCACCCTGTAAATTGAGCTGCGGCTTCTTCTGGCGATAGTTTCTTATTTTCTGCATCATTCGTCGTGGCTGGGGCAAAATCGCTTGCTATTGATCTGACTGCCTGCTTATTCTTGGAGTATTTGAAGGCAGAATTTACGCAGTGTTTAATTTCGCTTTGTTCTAGTTTTGGCATCACCTTTTCATCATTATAGGCAACAAGTGCAATTAACACCACTTTGCGGGATAGTCCACTGTCTTTACCTTCACAAGCCAATTGGTAAAATATGTTGTTGCGATCGCCGGATGTTAAGGCTGGTTGGGCATTGATGAAGTCTTGGAAGGAGTTAATATCTATCGGAGCGTCAAGAGCCGCTGGGCTAGTTTGGACTGGTGCCAAGACTACAGCTTTTTTGCCAGTTAAATCTGCCAAGATGTTAGCTGGCATTGGTACCAACTCATCAAAACTTCTGCTTAAGATATGGTATGAATATTTGCGACCATCGCTTAATTCGGAGTTTGGGATCACCACTTGGCGACCAAGGTGTTTAAATTCTACTGATGGAAAGGTTGGTAATGAGTTAACCACATTTTTGTCTGTGTCTGTTTTGTAGTAAAGGTGGTGTCCGCCGCTGGCAGTGTTCACAATCACACCGGCATTTTTGAAGAAGTCAAAACCATAATGTTCAGACATTTTCTTTAGATTTTCTGTGCCTATTTTTTGACCATCATTTGTGTGGTTATCCACATCAATCACAATGTAGTTTTGTGGGATCACCCAGCCAGCGCTTTTGCAATTCTCAAATTCACCCTGGTCTAAAGTAGTGCTAAAGGCTTTGTTCTGCCAGCCTTTCATAAACGGCACTTTGTCCTTAAGCGGGGTGAGAACTAGCCCTTGTTGGTGGAAGCTGTTGATTGTTTCTAATAATGTTTGCACGACTATTTATCGTTTGAGGTTGAAGATACCATTGAAGAGTGAACCGCTTTGGCTGCGTTGCGTTCGAGTTGAGCTTCTACTTTGGGCAAAGAGAACCGCCAAGAGGTGCCAACCTTCATCGCTGGGATTAAACCAAGTCTTGCTAAGTCTCTAACATATTGGGGGTGCATATTTAGCTCGATTGCGAGCTGGCTGGAAGTCAAGAATTTTGTGTTTGTAGTCATAGTAAAGTTGCAATTGTTTAAAAGAATTTAACAGTAAATTATTTTATCTTTTAAACAATTGCAAGCCTTTTTTAAATATTTAAATTTTGCCCTGGTCTAATTTATGGCTATTGGTTGGAGCCCAAAATGCCATATTTGGTGGGTGCAATGGGCTGGGGCTGTGTCGTTGCTAGGTGCAAGGCGTATTTTTCCCTCACCCATTGGCTAAAGACAACGGATTTGGAATCACCTTGGCAAAGCTCGTGGAACTTGTCCAAAGTGTCTTTTTTGACGGCTAAATTAAGTTGTGAATTTAAGCCGTTTCTTGTGCTGTAAGTTTTCATTTTGTTTATTGTTTTAAGGTTATTCGCTTTCTTGGCAATCAATGCCAGTAGTTTCAATAGAATCAGCGTCAAAATCTTCCTCTGGTGATTCGCCGTAATCCTCAAAGTCGCCGTCAATAGAGTTTTCCCTGAATTCTTCAATGGCTTTGTCAATGGCTTCTTTTGGTGAATTAGCTTCAATTTCAATGTTGTAATTCATTGGCTGTTTTACCGCTAGACTCACTTTATATTTTTTGGTCATAAATAGTTTGTTTTAAGTTGATAAAACCCTTCGCAGGGTAAGAAGTGTTTAAGCCTCTTATTGTGCTGCTTTGGTGAGTAGCAGCACTAAAGAGGCTCAATTTGTTTTAATGCATACTTGGTTAATATTTGGCGCCGTGCATCGCTCGATTGACCGACAACCAAGCAGGATAACACCAACCCAAAGAAGCAGGATTGAAACATTGCGTAAAAAATTAAAGTGT